GAAGCGCGGGTTGGCGCCAAGGGAGGGGACCCCTCCGAGGTGCTCTTGCGCGAACTGGCGGAGGCCTTTTCAGGCGCCCGCCGCATGTTGGCCGAGGGCTGATCGCCAAAGGCCGCGAGGACCGATCTCAACAAGGACAAGCGAGATGACCGAGACCGAGACCAAGTCCGGCGGGAGCCAAGCCCCGGCGGTGGAAGTGAAGCAGGCGTTGAACTCTTTCCTGAACGATTTCAAAGAGTTTCAGGCCGATGTGAAATCCCGACTTCAACAACAGGAAGAGCGACTGACCATGCTGGACCGGAAATCCCAAATGACCTCCGCCGGGCGCCCCGCCCTGTCGCGTGCCGCCGATCTCGACGCGCCGCACAAGAAGGCCCTTGCCGCCTATCTGCGCAACGGCGACGATGACGGGCTGCGCAGCCTGGAAATCGAGGGCAAGGCGCTGGGTACCTCGGTCGCGGCCGAGGGTGGCTATCTCGTCGATCCCGAGACCTCGGATACGATCAAGTCGGTGCTGCGCTCGACGGCCTCGATCCGCTCGATCGCGCAGGTGGTCACCGTCGAGGCGACCTCGTTCGATGTGCTGGTGGACCATTCGGACATCGGTTCGGGCTGGTCGACCGAGACCGCCAACCAGATCGAGACCGGCACGCCGCAGATCGAGCGCGTGTCGATCCCGCTGCACGAGCTTTCGGCCATGCCCAAGGCCAGCCAGCGGCTGCTGGACGATTCCGCGTTCGACATCGAAGGCTGGTTGGCCGCGCGCATCGCCGACAGGTTCGCCCGCGCCGAGGCGGCGGCGTTCATCAATGGCGACGGCGTCGACAAGCCCACGGGGTTCCTGTCGCATCCCTACGTTCCCGAAGGTGCGTGGAGCTGGGGCAGCCTTGGCTATGTCGCAACGGGGTCGGATGGCGATTTCGACGCGGTGTCGCCGGCCGATGCAATCCTCGACCTCGTCTACTCGCTGGGTGCGGAATACCGCGCGGGTGCCACTTTCGTGATGAATTCGCGCACGGCGGGTGCGGTGCGCAAGATGAAGGATGCCGATGGCCGCTTCCTGTGGTCGGACGGGCTGTCGGCGGGCGAGCCTGCGCGGCTTCTGGGCTATCCGGTCCTGATCGCCGAGGACATGCCCGATATCGCCTCGGGCACGGTGGCGATTGCCTTCGGCGATTTCCAGGCGGGTTATACCGTCGCCGAGCGCCCGGACCTGCGGGTGCTGCGCGACCCGTTTTCGGCCAAGCCGCATGTGCTGTTCTATGCGACCAAGCGCGTCGGCGGAGATGTCAGCGACTATGCCGCGATCAAGCTTCTGAGATTCGCCACCGCCTGATGGCCTGACCGAGACGTTGCCTCCGGCTGACCCCGGGGACGACCAGGCGCGCGCCGGAGCTATCCGGTCTGTCCAGCTGTTCCCTCCGTCGGGGCAGGCCGGGTCGGCGCGCGCCGACATTCAGCGGGGGGCCTAGCGGAGAAATGACGAGATGATGCTGATCGAGCAGACGACGCTGCCCGCCGCCGCGCTGCCTCTGGAGCGGTTCAAGGCGCATCTGCGCCTTGGCACCGGGTTTTCCGATGACGGGGCAGAGGACGCGTTGCTGGAGGCATTCCTGCGGGCCTCCATGGCGGCGATCGAGGAACGGACCGCCAAGGTGCTTCTGGCGCGCAGCTTTACCTGGAGGGTGAACGGTTGGCGCGATGGCGCGCGTGAGCCGCTGCCGGTGGCGCCCGTGACCCGCATCACGCAGCTTCGGGTCTTCGACCGCAACGGCACCGTCAGCGTCTGCGATCCGGCCACCTATCGGCTGGAGCGGGACGGAACCTATCCCAGGCTGGCCGCGGTTCGGACCTGCCTGCCGACGATCCCGCAGGGGGGCGGCGCCGAGGTCGATTTCGATGCCGGTTTCGGTGCGGAGTGGGACAGCGTTCCTGCCGATCTGGGGCAGGCGGTCTTCCTGCTGGCGGCGCATTACCACGAGCATCGGCACGAGGCGTCTGCGGGCGAAGGCCTCATGCCGTTCGGCGTTGCGGCGTTGACCGAACGCTGGCGACGGCTGCGTGTGACGGCCGGAGGGGTGGCATGAAACGCCCGCCTGTTCTGAACCGTCGCCTTGTCCTTGAGGCGGCCCAGCGACTGCCCGACGGGGCTGGCGGGTTTTCCGAGACATGGGTCGAGCTTGGAGTGATCTGGGCGGAGATCACGCCGCGCACGGGCGGCGAGCGTGCGGGGCAGGAACTGACTCTGACGCGGGTGCCCTATCATGTCGTCGTGCGCGCCGCACCGCCGGGTTCGGCCCGGCGGCCCCAGCCCGGCGAGCGGTTTCGCGAAGGCACGCGGATCTTTCACATCCGGGCGGTGACCGAAGCGGATCGGAGCGGGCACTACCTGCTCTGCTTTGCAGAAGAGGAGAAACCGGCATGAGTTACGGCGCGGCGGCCGCTCTGCAGGCGGCGATCTTCCAGCGACTGGCGGGTGATCCCGCCCTGGCCGCGCAGGTGGGCGGGGCGATCTATGACGTGGTGCCGGCGGGCGACCTGCCGCTGACCTATGTCAGCCTGGGCCCCGAGGAGGTGCGCGACGCCTCGGACAAGACCGGGGACGGGGCGCTGCATCTGTTCACGATCACCATCGTCAGCCGAGAGGCCGGGTTCGCCCGGGCCAAGGCGGCGGCTGCGGCGGTTTCCGACGCCCTGGTGGACGCGCCGCTGGCGATGTCTCGCGGGCGGATCGTGGGCCTGTGGTTCGACCGGGCCCGCGCCCGGCGGGTGGGCACCCAGGGCGAGCGCCGCATCGACCTGCGCTTCGCAGCCCGGGTCGAGGACGACTGAACACCTTATCTGGAGTAAGCATGATGACGGCGCAATACGGCAAGGATCTTCTCATCAAGCTCGACCTGACCGGAGCCGGTCAGTTCGAGACCATTGCGGGGCTGCGAGCCACACGCATCAGTTTCAACGCCGAACAGGTGGATGTGACCAGCCTGGAAAGCGAGGGCGGCTGGCGCGAGCTTCTGGCAGGCGCGGGGGTGAAATCGGCCGGAATCTCCGGCGGTGGCGTGTTCAAGGATGCCGAGACCGACGCGCGCGCGCGGCAGGTGTTCTTCGATTCCGAAACGCCGGCCTTCCAGGTCGTGATCCCGGGCTTCGGCGTGGTCGAGGGGCCGTTTCAGGTCACCTCGCTGGAGTATTCCGGCAGCCATAACGGCGAGGCCACTTACGAGATGACGCTGGCCTCGGCCGGGGCGCTGGCCTTTACGGCGTTCTGACCATGGCCAATCCCCATGCAGGCGAGGTGGCATTGATCGTCGATGGTGAACGCCGTGTGCTGAAGCTGACGCTTGGGGCGCTGGCGGAGCTGGAGGCGGCGCTGGGTGCGGACACGCTTGTGGCGTTGATCGAGCGCTATGAGGAAGGCGCGTTCTCGACGCGCGATGTGCTGGGGCTGTTGCTCGCGGGGCTTCGGGGCGGGGGTTGGCACGGCTCGGCCGCCGATCTTGCGCGTGCCGATATCGGCGGCGGCCCGATTGCCGCGGCTCAGGCCGCCGCGCAGCTTCTGGCGCGCGCCTTCACCCTTCCGGAGGCGCAATGCGATGGGCTTTGATTGGGGCGCCCTGATGCAGGCCGGGATCAGGGGATTGGGCCTGAAGCCGGCCGAGTTCTGGGCGCTGACCCCGGCCGAACTGATGCTGATGCTGGGCGCGGCCGGTGGCCCTGCGCCGATGAGCCGCGCGCGGCTGGAAGAGCTTGCGCGTGCCTATCCCGACAACAGGTTGGATCAAGGATAACCAATGGCCCAGGCAGAGGATTTCGACGCCTTCGACGCGCAGATCGAGGCGCTGGAGAAGACGTTGGGCGGCGCGCGGGGCACCGCGGCGGCCTTCGAGGTGGAACTGGTCCGGATGCGCGAGAGCCTGACACTGACCAATCGCGAGGTTGGCAGCCTGTCGCGTTCGATCGGCAGCGGATTGAGGCGGGCCTTCGACGGGCTCGTCTTCGATGGGATGAAGCTGTCGGATGCGCTGAAGACCGTCGCCAATTCGATCGTGAACGCCACCTATTCGGCGGCGATCAAGCCGGTTCAGAACCATCTGGGCGGGCTTGTCGCGGGTGGCATCGAGGGGCTGGTCAGCGCAGCGGTGCCCTTCGCCAAGGGCGGAGCCTTTACCCAGAGCCGCGTCATTCCCTTTGCCACTGGCGGTGTGATCGACCGGGCCACCCATTTCCCGATGCGCGGAGGGACGGGCCTGATGGGCGAGGCTGGCCCCGAGGCGATCCTGCCGCTGGCGCGCGGCGCCGATGGTCGGTTGGGCATCAGAAGCGAAGGCGGCGGCGGACGGCCGGTGCAGGTCGTCATGAACATCACGACGCCCGATGTGCAGGGCTTTGCCCGCAGCCAGAGCCAGATCGCCGCGGATATGGGGCGGCTGATCGCGCGCGGCCAGCGCAACAGATAACGCGGAGGAATGGACATGGCATTTCACGAGGTCCGGTTCCCGGCCAACCTGAGCTTCGGCTCGGTCGGCGGACCCGAGCGGCGCACCGAGATCGTGACGCTCGCCAACGGGTTCGAGGAGCGCAACACGCCCTGGGAACATGGCCGGCGGCGCTATGACGCCGGCGTTGCCATGCGCTCGCTTGACGATGTCGAGGCGATGATCGCCTTTTTCGAGGCGCGGCGCGGACAGCTTTACGGGTTCCGCTGGAAGGATTGGTCGGACTTCAAGTCCTGCCTTCCCTCGCGCGATCCTGCCTTCGACGACCAGAGGATCGGTTTTGGCGACGGGTCGAAGACGCTGTTCCAACTGACCAAGACCTATTCCTCGGGCGGGCATTCCTATGTGCGCCCGATCACGAAACCGGTCGCGGACAGCGTTCGGCTTGGGATCGATGGGGTGGAACTGACAGAGGGTCCGGATTTCACGGTCGATACCGCGACGGGGCTGGTGATGCTGGCGGAAGCGCCCGAATTCGGCGCGGCGGTAACTGCCGGATTCGAGTTTGACGTGCCGGTACGTTTCGACACCGACCGTATCCAGACATCGGTCGCGAGCTTCAAGGTGGGCGATGTCCCCTCGGTGCCGGTTGTGGAGATTCGGGTCTGATGGCGATCTTAGAGGCATTGCAGGCGCATCTGGCGAGCGGCGCGACGACGCTTGCGCGGGCCTGGGCGATCACGCGGCACGACGGGGTGGTTCTGGGGTTCACAGACCATGATCGGGATCTTTCCTTTGATGGCGTGACGTTCCGCGCCGAAACCGGAATGAGCGCGCGGGCGCTGTCCCAGTCGACGGGTTTGTCGGTGGACAACTCGGCTGCGCTTGGCGCGCTCAGTTCCGAGGCGATCACCGAGGATGATGTCGCGGCGGGCCGTTATGACGCCGCATCGCTGTGTATCTGGTTGGTGAATTGGGCCGATGTCAGGCAGCGGCTGATCCTTTTCGTCGGTTCGCTGGGCGAGTTCACGCGCGTGGACGGCGGGTTCGAGGTCGAGATCCGTGGTCAGGCCGAGGCGTTGAACCAACCGCTGGGGCGGGTCTACCAGAGCCCCTGCCAAGCGGTTCTGGGAGATGCCGCCTGCGGGTTCGACGCGACCCGTCCTGGCTTTTCGACGCTGGTGACGGCAGGTTTGATCGAAGCCCGGCGTATCTTCCGCTTCGAGGCGATGAACGAGTTTCAACCGCGCTGGTTCGAGCATGGTCGGCTCGAGGTCCTGTCCGGCCCGGCTGCGGGATTGTTCGGGGTGATCAAGGCCGACCGCCAAGAGGCCGGGGTGCGCGTCGTGGAGCTGTGGTCCGAAATCCGCGGTGCGGTCGGTCCCGGGGATTCGTTGCGGCTGATTGCCGGCTGCGACCGCTCGGCCGATACCTGCCGCTGGAAGTTTCACAACTTCGCGAACTTCCGTGGCTTCCCGCATGTTCCGGGGGAGGACTGGCTGATGGCCTATCCGTCGCAATCGGGTGTCAATGACGGGGGGAGCCTGAACCGATGAGCCAGATCGCAGAGCGTGCCGCGGTCGAGGCCCGGCGCTGGATCGGCACGCCCTATCACCATCAGGGCTCGATGCCTGGGGCGGGGGCGGACTGCCTGGGCCTGCTGCGCGGAGTGTGGCGGGCGATTTACGGCACCGAGCCCGAAGCGGTGCCGCCCTATACGCCCGACTGGTCTGAACCTCAGGGCGAGGAAACGCTTTGGGCTGCCGCTCGGCGGCATCTGCTCGAGAAGCCAGTAGCGGACGCGGCCGTTGGAGACGTCATCTTGTTCCGTCTGCGCGAGGCGGGTGTTGCCAAGCATCTGGGCATTCAGGGCGCGATCGGCGCGCGGGCGAGTTTCATCCACGCCTATCA